CACGGCTGCCTCGGTGAAGAAGAAGGCTGGCAAGGCCATGGGCTCAGCCGCTGTTGCGGTCGCCACGGCCACAAGATCGCTGGTCCGCAAGATCACGCTGTACGTCTCAGCGCATGCAAGATTCGTCGACAGGCCGTAGCGCCTGCAAGGAAGGGGCATGATGACCACCATAAAGCGATCGAGCAAACCGGACGGGCCGGACACGTCTCTGATCCTCCCGTCCGATTGGAACACGGCGGCAGAGGTCATCGAAGCGAACGAGGCACACCGCAACGCCACCGCAGACGCGCACCCTATCGGTGCCGTGACGGGGCTGCGGTCTAGGTTGGCGCAGCGGACGCCACCTGACCTTCAGGCTCAGATTATCGCGAAGTCAGGCTCGACTCTGCTCCACAACTTCCAGACGGACGTGACGCAGGCAAACGCGACGGTGACCTATGACACCATACGGAAGTTCAGCGGCGCACGGTCGCTCAAGATGACGCTCGGTAGCGACTGCACCGCAACCGCCCGTATCGACTTCGGTGCATCGCCTATTGACTTGTCAGCCAACACGCTCTCGCTGATGGGCTATCTTGAGAGCGGCGCACCAGGATTCACGCAGCTCTACATGCAGCTCTGGGGCGACGGATTCGTGAACCTCGGGAAGTGGCCTGCCGGTGGCGCATATGGCGGACCCCTCATGCGCGGGCGGGATAGCTGGCAGCTCATCACGTTCATGAACACCACCGCCACTCCCGTCACGACACCCGTGCGGTACGTGGACATCCACGGGGAGTTCACGTATGCGGGTGCGGACATGGACGTATGGTTCAACGAACTGCGCCTTGTGCCGAAGCCAGCCACTGGCTATGTGACCATCACGCTCGACGGCGCGAACGCGCTTCTCGCTACACAACTCAAGCCGCTGCTGGACGCCAAGGGCTACCGGGCGTGCATGATGCTGGGGCAGTACGAAAGTCTCGGCGCTGGCGGCATATACATGACGAAAGCCGATCTCGACAACATGGCGGCATCAGGGTGGGACATCTCCACTCACAGCGGCACTACAAAAACCGTAGTCGATATGACATCTGACGAACTCCACGCTCTCGCTCTCATGCGTCAGGAGTGGCTACGCGACAACGGCTATAACCTTCAGCGTGGAGGGCGTTTCCTGTGCGGGCTTCAGAATGCGTGGGACACACAGGCTGCCGACATCCTCAAGAGTTACTTCTGGGGACTTCGCACTGGATATGCGAGCTCCGCAAGCAACGTTTTCTACCTGAACACACCCCCAATGGTCAATCCCGCTGCCATCGTTGACTTCGGGGCCACCACGCCGTATGCCACACAAGCCACGTTCCTAGAGCGGGCCGCGCTCCACAAGGCGTGGGCGACCATCATCTGGCACGAACCAGGGCGTAGAGGGGAGTTGACGTTGCAGCAGATGTCAGACGCGCTCGACCTCATTGACTCGCTCGGCCTTAAGGTCGTGACGTTCAGCGAAATGTTCGACGATATCCTCGGCGTCAAGTAGGGAGTGAGACGATGCCACGCATGAGCTACAGCGGCACCACCGGCGCGACCGTGACCTACGGCATCACCGCCGCCGACAAGGTGATCTGAGTGTTCCAGTCAGATTTCGTGCAGAATGACATGTACGCAGAGCTGCCACCGAGCGTGCAGATCCGCGTCATCGCCAACCGCTCGGTCGCTGCTGTCCCTGTCACTTCGTTCAGCCGCATCCTCTTGGCGTTCAGGACGCTCGGAGCGACGAGCTCTGTGGCCGGAAGCGTATCCCGCAGCGTCAGGAAGCAGCTCGCACCGGTGGCTGCATATGCTCTCGCCAGCGTGAAGAAACGGACAGCGAAGCCTCTCCCGTCGGCGTCTTCGGCGCTAGCAGGCGTCTCAAGATCGGTATCGGCGGTCCGTGCGTCCACAGCTGCTGCCATCACGTCGTTCAGCAGGCTGGTTCACTGGAACATGGAGCTTGCGATAAGCTCTGCAGCAAACGTCCTGGCGTCGATGTTCCGCCGGGCGAAGCCTGTGGCTCCATGGGCGAGGCGCATGGAGCATGGATCCGGTAACGCATCGCGGGCCGACGCGCCATCAGGCACGAGCTCCATGCTTCCAGAGCGGAAAGGCGGTGCGACACGTGAATGAAGAGATCATGCTGAGGGAGATAGAGAGCCTGAACGTGCTCTCTGAGAACGCCCGCAAGGTCGCCATATGGCTCGCGATGCCTGTCCTGAACCCTATGCAGGACCGTCCGACGCTCCGGGCCATGGCGCTCGAGAACAACATCCCAGTCGGGAGCGCATACCGCCTCGCGCAGACAGAGAACGTGATGGACGCGGCACGAGACCTCATCAAGGCGTCCGTACAGGCCGAAAAAGTGCCGATTCTGTGGTCGATCGTGTTCGAGAAGGCGTCAAGAAGCGCCGATTTCGCGCTGAAAGTGCTCAAACAGCTCAATGACATGGGCGTCGACATCTATCTCGGCAAGAAGAACGCTGATTCAGGCCCTGAAAAGCTCGCTTCGGTGACTCTGACGGCACCGGGAGACCTCGAAGCGGCCATTTTCGCGATCAGAGGCGCTCAGAGAGGCACTGATGACGCCGGCTAGCACGCTTCCGAAGCATATCGACCTCGATTCAGTGCCCTATGCCTTCGAGGACATGACGGTCGACGAGGTCCTGGCCGTCTGCGAGGCCGTTTGGGAGACTCCCGAGCACTACATGGAGCGGTTCCTCGTTATCCAGACGAAAGGCACCGACACAGAGCCGGGCCAGACCCTCAAGCTCAAGCTGAACCGTACACAGCAGGACATACTCGCTGTCATGAAGGCCATGTGGGCCGAAGGCATCCCTGTCCGCATGATCATCCTCAAGGCCCGCCAGGAGGGCGTGTCGACGTTCATCGAAGGCCTCTTCTTCACGCTCACCGTGAACAACCCGCACACGACGATGTGGGTCATCGCGCACGACCGTGGCGCGTCAGAGAAGCTCTTTGCCATGTCAGAGCTCTACCTCGACCAGCTTCCTGCCGGCCTTAGACCCATGGTGCGCAACCGTGACCGCAAGCGTATCCGGTTCGACAACCCTGATCCGCAGAAGCGCACGCTGGTACCAGGGCTGAACAGCCGTGTGTACGTCGACCAGGCCGGCAACGTGAACGCCGGGCGCTCAGAGACGATCCACTACCTGCACATCAGCGAGCGAGCCTTCTGGGGCAGGGACGGCGTGAAGACGCTCACATCGCTGCTGCAGGCCGTACCGTCTCATGCCCGGACGATCGTGGTGCAGGAATCGACGGCCAACGGCGTCGATGATGCCGCAGGCTTCTATGCCGACTGGAAGGCGAACTACGGCAGGCCCCGTGCAGCATGGCGCTGCCTCTTCTTCCCATGGTTCGTGCATGAGGAATACAGGATGACCCCGCATCCAGACGACCTCGGTTCCGACGGCCGTCTTGTCCTGCGCAACGACCCGGACGGGGAGATGCGCGAGGAATGGCTCAGAGACGGTATCGAGTACATCAACGTGTGGGGCGAGCGTGAATCGCACAGGATCACCGACGAGCAACTCGCCTGGAGGCGGTGGGCCATCGAAGAGCGCTGCCGTGGCGATGTCTTCCAGTTCATGCAGGAGTTCCCCGCGACGCCTGACGAGGCGTTCCAGCAGTCAGGGCGGCCATGGTTCGACCGTGCCGGAATGGAGCACATACGGCAGACCATCACCGCCCCGATCTCGATAGGTACGTTCGCGACACCGACGCCTGACTGGTTCCGGCCGAACGCGGTGGACGGCGTGTGGCGCGAGGACCACTACCATCGCAAGGAGACGATGAAAGGCGGTGCGCTCCCGACATGGCAGGAGACGAGCTCAGGAGACTGGTGGCTCTGGAGGTTGCCGCAACCAGGACGAGAATACTTGGTCGCGATCGACACCGCGGAAGGCGGAGTCGACGGGAACAAGGCCGCTATCGAGGTGTTCGACAGGCGGACGTTGGAGCAGGTGGCTGAGTTCAACGGATTCCTGGACACCGACCTGCTCGCGCACCAGGCGGCCATGGCGTGCCACTTCTACAACATGGCGTTCGCGATCCCGGAGGTGAACAACACCGGGTACGGCTTCATGTCCGTCTTCCCGACGCTCTGGTCGCGTATCTACTTCCGGCAGGACCCTGACGCACCGTACGGCGCGCCTACCAAGTTCGTCCTCGGCTTCAAGACGAACGCTGCGACGCGTCCTGTCCTCGTAACTCGAGGGGCAAACTACGTACGAGAGAAGATCCCGGTGATCCGTTCGTCGCGTCTGCTCGGAGAGATGCAGACGTTCGTGAAGGACTCGAAGGGAACGCCTCGCGCTGCAGGGAAGAACACAGACGATCTCGTCATGGCGTTCCTGTTCATCCTCGAGCTCGCATCGGTGCGCCCGGTACGCTTGGAGAAGGAACCTCGCGAGGTTACACTGTGGGACGACAAGGCGTTCCAAGAGCATGTGAGCAGAATGAAGCGGTGGAAGATCAGCGACCGCAGGCCGTTCTTCTAGCAGGAGGGGACCATGGCAGAGAACCAGACAGAGGGCGACAAGCTGCTCGTGCTCCCGGAAGAGCTCGAGCGCGCTACTGTCGAATGGCTCGAGAAGAACCTCAAGACCCCTGCAGTCGCGTACAGGACAGAGGTCGCCAAGGACGATGAGTGGCCATGGTGGAGGACGCTTTGGGACGGCGACCATTACAGCGGCTCCAAGCTCACTGCCCCAGACGACTTCGAGCCGTTCCAGGTCAACATCGTCCGTCCTACGATCGACACCGTGAAGGGCATCGCGCTGCAGTCACCGAGCGTAGTAGAGTTCGTTCCGATGTCGGCAGACGATGAGCAGTTCGCTGCAGACCTCACGTCGATCATCTCGGACTACCTCTGGGGAGCGAACAAGGCCCGCTTCAAGCTCGGGGTCGCGTTCGTCGAGGGCGCTATCATCGGGACGGCTTGGGCGCACACGTTCTGGAACGAGAACCGTGCAGACGGGCAAGGGGACCCTGACTTCGACATCCTCCCTGCAGAAGAGGTATGGGTGGATCCGGGCAGCTCCGGTCCAGACAACGCAGGCTACCTGATCCATGCGCCTCGGCGTCCCGTCCTCGAGGTCAAGTACGATGACGGCAAGTACAACGACCGGCGCACGCTTGTCGAGAGCGACCAGGCCGTCACCGAGGGACACAAGGAGAACACCCCGGAAGAACAGATCCCGACCGTGACCGTCTATCACTACTGGGTGCGCGGCCTGCACCTGAAAGCCCTTCTTGCAGAGGTACCCGGCCTCGAGGCGCATGTCGATGACGACGGCATCAAGTACGGCGTGCTCATCGTCGTCGCCAACACGTACGTGCTCAAGTTCGTCTCGCATCCCTGGAAGTCCGAGCGGTTCCCGTACCAGAGGTTCGTCTACTACGCGCCTGACGGGAACCAGCGCATCTACGGAACCGGCGAGACGAAGATGCTCGAAGACACACAGCTCGGCATAGACGCACGTACTACGCAGCTCATGAACCAGGCAGCGCTGCTGTCGAACGAGCAGTGGGTCGTGTCGTCCCTGTTGATGGTCGATGAGAACGAGCTGACGAACAAACCAGGGCAGATCATCCACGTCGACGGGCCGCCTGACCTGCTAAAGCGCATAGCTCCAGGTGGCATCTCAGGAGCCTTGTTCAGCACGGTCGACCTCATGCTCCGCTACTCAGAGATCATAAGCGGCATGTACCAGGTCAACCGCGGCGACACCCCAGGATCGCTGCGCGCTGGCGTCGCAATCCAGGCCCTGCAGCGCGGTGGCGAAGGCCGGACGCGGCAGAAGATGGACAACTTCGATGATTTCGTCGCTGACATCGGGATCGGCCTCGCTGACATCATGGCCGTGATGTACGACGATGAACGGGTCTTCCGCATCACGGGATCGACGGCCAACCCTGACCAGACAGCCGCCCTCTCGCCTTCCGATCCTGCATACGCAGGCAGCGAGGCAGCAGTGACCGATCCTGCTGCCGCCGCCTCCGCAGGCGCTGTGCCAGGCGAGGTGCCTATGACTAGAAGCGTGGCGATCAGCTCAAAGAGCTTCGAGCGTGACGGGAAGCGCGTCATACTGGACGCACGCGCGCTCGTAGGCATGCAGCTTCGCAGCACTCAAGAGCAGCTGCAGGCGGACATGGAGCTTCTCAACGGAGGCGTCGTAGATGCGCAGTACGTAATCGAGAACAACCAGCTCCGCGGAAAGCAGCGTCTGCTCGCGCGCCTCTTCCAGATCGCGCAAAGCCAGAATGCTCAGCAGCCAGGTGGCCAAGGCCAGGAGGCGATGATGGCTGAGGGAGGTGGAGAGCAGATCCCGATGGAAGAGGGACTGAGCCCCGAGGAGCAGGACCAGATAGAGCAGTCTATCGAGATGCTCCTGTCGAAGATGCGCCAGCTCGAAGATGACGGAGCGCTCCCAGAAGGCATGACAGCGAAGGCAGCACAGATGGTGCAGCAGGAGCTGGCCAATGGCGGCACCGGAGAAGAGGCGATGGCGATCATCCTCCAGCAGGTCCAGTCCTACACGCAAGGCGGGCAAGCAGGCCCTGAATACGGTATTGCCCCGAACATGGGCGGGTTGTAGACTCATGACGATCCGACGAACGGCCTCATGCGTGAGGTAGTGTCGGGAAGGAGGGACCCGTGGAAGACACCACGGAAATCGCCAGCGAAGGAACAGCGGCTGAGACAGACGCTGGCTCACAGGCGATAGCAAGCGGAGAAGCCACTGGAAGCGCCGGCAGTGAGGGCGGTCAGCCCGAGCCGACGATCAAAGTGGGGGACCGCGAAGTTCCGATCTCTGTTGCGGAGAACGCTCTCAAGGTACACGAGCGTTTCACGCAGGAGAGCCAGGAGCTCGCCAAGAAGCGCAAGGAGATCGAAGCGCGCGAGGCAAGCACCATGGAGAAGGAAGCCATGCTCGGCAACCTGATCCCGCTGATGCGCGACCCGCGTGTGTCCGAAGCGCTCCGAGGCATCGACCCGGCTCTTGCGGATGCGATCCCGCAGGAGAAGGACATGGCGGCGCGTGCGATGCTCGGGGAGAACCTCCGGCTCCGCTACGAGCTGTTCACGTCCAAGCACACGGAGTTCAACGACGAGCAGCTCTCAGCCATCCGTGCAGAAGCAGTGCGGTTGGCGGAGCAAGGCAAAGTCGATGAGGCCGTGGATTTCGAGTCCATAGGCTATCGCTTGTTCAGAGACGACGTGATCGAACGCGAAGCTGCGCGAAGAGCAGAAGAGCTCCTTGCGGCCGAGCGTGAGAAGCTCAAGAAGACGCGGCAGGCTGGAACCGCTGGTGCTGGGATGCAGACCATACCGCAGGGTGTGGACCCCTCCAAGCTCAGCCCGATCCAGAAGATGCAGCTCGGACGGCTTCTGGCGAAGCAGCAGTCGAAGAAGCGATAGCCACGAGCACCAATAGGAGGTGCGAAAGTGGCTGACACCTACACCGAACAGGCTGATGCCAACGTAGGCGCGATCGGTACTGGCGCTATGACATTGGCCGAGGCGGCGATCAAGGAGCAGGACTACCTCAAGAAGGGCGTCCTCGAGCTGTTCGTCGACAACAACCCGGTCCTCGCTCGTCTGCCCTTCATGGACATTGAGGGCAACAGCTACATGTACGACTACGAGACGGCGCTCCCGTCTGTCGGCTTCCGTGCCGTCAACGAGGGCTACAGCGTCTCGCACGGGCGCTCCGACCAGCGTTCCGTCGGACTGGCGATCTTCGGTGGCGATCTCGACGTGGATCGGTTCATCATCAAGACGCGCAGTTCGGTCAACGACCAGCGTGCGCTGCAGGAGGCCATGCAGGTCAAGGCCATGAGCCTCACCTGGCTCAAGTATTTCTTCGACGGCGATCGTGCTGCCTCGAGCAATGAGGAGTTCGACGGCGTCAACGTGCTGCTCGGCGATGCCTACCACAGCGCCGCCGTGCCGAACGGGCGCGACATGGATTCGTTCCCCGAAGGCGGCGGCAACGGCTGGTACGCTGTCGATTCCCTCGTCGACGTGCTCGACGAGGCCCTTGACGATGTCATCGGCGGAAACAGCAGCAAGGTGATCCTCGCCAACAAGACCACGCGCCGCTGGCTGAACAAGATCGCCCGTCAGGACGGTCAGATCAGCATCGAGCGCGACCAGTGGGGCTACCAGGTCATGAGCTATGCTGGCGTCCCGATCGTCGAGATCGAGACCGATGCCGCTGGCACCGAGATCCTCGGCTTCGATGAGACCCAGGGCACCAGCTCCGATGCCGCCTCGTTCTACGTGGCGCGTATCGAGCCCAACTACGTCCAGGGGCTCCAGAACGGCGGCATGGACATTCGCGACCTCGGCGAGCTCCAGAGCGAACCGAAGTTCAGGACCCGCGTCGAGTGGTTCTGTTCGATCGCGATCATGCACCCGCGCGCTATCAAGCGCGTCCGTGGTCTCGTGGGGTATGCTACCCCGTAGCAGGCCAAGGGGGGCCGGGCGACCGGTCCCCCGTACACTTGGAGGATGCTGATGGCTAAGGACACCACTTATCGAGTCACGATCCCGTCGATCGTGAGGCCAAGCGGAAAGAAGGTCCTGTGGGGAGTCGAGTTCGTCGATGGCGTGGCCACAGGGGTCAGGCCAGGCAAGGCGCTGTCATCGTTCAAGGACATGGGCTACAACATCGCTCCTGAGCGGCAGACAAAGGCGTTCAAGCCAACCGGCGATGTCGAACATGATGTCGCAGTCGCGATCGACTCGGTGCTCGTGACACCTAAGCCGAAGAGACCACGCCCATCATCAGTCGTCTCGAAGCCTGAGCCAGCGCAGGAGGCCACAGAAGACCCTGGCGAAGAGATCCCCCTCCCGGAGGACTAGATGCCGCCGAATCGCTACATAGACGGCAGCCGTATACTTCCACAGTCGATACAGCCCGACCGTATAGTCGGGCTGTTCGTCAAGCCGCCAGGCGGCGCTACGCGCCCGACACGGCCTGGCGAGACGCCGGTCACTCCTATGCCGGAGCTCGTGTTCAACGTCGATCTGCTCTTGGACCAGTCGATCTCCGGCATCAAGATCGCAACCAACGCGATAGGGCACGATCATCTCATCGATGGCGCGGTGGACGCTGCGAAGCTCGCTGAGGGGAGCGTCTACGCAGATGCGCTGCAAGACGGGGCCGTCGACCTCGGGAGCTCTGTCTGCACCGGGAACCTCGCCGCCGACAGGATAGCAGCAGGCGTCCTCTCTGCTGGCGTCGTCTACGCCGGGCAGATCGCCGCGGAACAGATACATGCAGGGACGATCAACTCAGATGTCATCTGGGGCGGGACCATCGGCACAGACCAGCTCGTTGCCGGATCCGCTCTCATCGGCGACGCGCTCATCGGAAGCCTCTCGGCCGAGAAGATAACTGCTGGGACCATTGATGTGATGGTCACGCTCAATGCGGCGACAGTGAAGACCGGAACCACTGGAGCTCGTGTGGAGATGTCAGACTACGCCGGCAACTCCTTCATGAAGTTCTACACAGGAAACGAGTATTCTTCGCCTGGCGCTATTCTCATGAGCTACAACGAGGTCACGCACTTTGACGAGTTCGCCCTCATCGGCCCTGGCGAGGGACAGGCTGGGGTGTGGTTGACGGACATGTTCCCAACGCTCGGTGGCGAAGGCAGGGCGAGCCTGAAGGCCTACGGCTCTGGGGTCACCGCCGGTCATCACACTGTCACAATCGAAGCTCTCGATACTTACGACTACAACGTCCCCGCGAATCTCGTACAAGGAGTCATCGACATCATCGCCGACTCTGTGAACATCGAAGGCACGCTTTACGGTGACAGCGCTATCTTCAACGACTCCGTCACAGTTGGAGGAGACCTCGGGGTCATAGGGAACATCACGATAAGCTCGGGCGCGTCTGATGACAAGCTCGTCTTCGGCTCACACTCGCTCATCAAGTATTCCAACGCGACAGGGAAGCTAGAGATTGGCCGAAATGCAGCAGACACCGGATGGATTGGCGTGAAGGCCAACATCATCGACATCGCGTCGCACGTCTCGCTCTTCGACGGCACAGCGTACTGCCAGATCTACTGGGACAAGGCCACAAGCAGCCTCAAGGCCAACCATGGTGGTACTGTGAAGACACTGGCTGCGTGGTAGGAGGAACGATGAACGCTGACGCTCAGGCAGTTATCAGTTCACTGGCGAGCCGCATCGCGATGCTCGAGGTCGACAACGCGGTGTTGAGAAGCATCGTCTCGGCGTATGAGGCGGCAGAGGACGAGAAGGGGACTGATGACGATGATGCTGAGTGAGGCCATCGAACTGTGCAAGCTGCACGTCCGACGCGCTACGTGGCTCACGGAGTCAGACTGGAGGCACCTTCTCGACCAGTCCGCCAAGCAGCTGCAGAGGATGACCAACATCCTTGCGGCTGATTTCCGAGTGCAGCTTGTCGACGGCGTGCGCGTCTACGACCTTTCGGCGTCTGGTGCCTATCGGATCATCGAAGACGCCCGCATGGGGACGAGCACCGTGTATATGCGCAGCCGCTCTGTGCTCAAGAACCGTGACATCGATACTCCAGGCACCCCGCAGTACGTATACGAGGACGGGGCTTTCAGGATCGGGCTGTGGCCTGTCCCGGACTCCACTGTCGATGGCTCGAACCTGTACGTCCGATGCCTCTACTTCCCTGATGACATCAACGTCTCGACTCCGCTCACGCAGCAGCTCCCGTTCGAGCCAGGCCATCATGACATCGTCGTGATGGGTGCAGTGCTCCTCGCAGAGCGCATCGACACCGACATCATCGTCAGCCGTGACATCCGCAACGACTACGAGACCGGCGTCGTATCAATGAGAGCGGCGGCTCAGGCACGCGTCCCAGGGTCTTCGACAATGCGGAGGTTCGACGGTGGCAGATAACCTCCGCTGGCTCACTGTCAACGCTTTCCCTGGGGTCGACTACGCGACCGCTGACCACCTCATCCAGCCTCCACGGCTTGGTCCTGCTGCGATGAGACGCCTTCTGGCTGTCGATCCGTTCACAGAGCGCGGCCAGTTCAACCCTGCTCCTGGCTATGCGCATCTGGACGCGACCGCGCTCATGGCGACGCAAGGCGTAGCGGGATACCTTCATGACGACTCGCTCACCATATACACGGCATCGTCCGGTCGGCTGTATCGCCTTGTGGCTGGCGAATGGGTACAGCTCGAAAGCTCTCACCTGCCTATGAGCACAGTGAATCGGATCAGATTCGCCAACGCCTTCAATGCGTTGTTCATGGTAGACGGTGCGACGCGCCCGAAGGTGCTTGGCTGGAACTACGTGATGGGCGACACGCAGGTCGAATGGGACACCGAACGCGTGCTTGCCGAGATCAAGTACACCCGCGGCCAGAAGACCGAAGGCGACAGCACGGACGACGACTTCTACGCCGAGGGGCTGTGCTTCCACCAGGACAGGCTGGTCCTCTGGAAGGGCACGGAAGCGCGGATGAGCGCGCCGGCGGGGACCGGCGGCCCGACGTGCTTCTACTCCGAAGAGACTGATCTCGTGCAGCAAGGCTGGTGGATGGTCGACGAGGGAGACGGACTGGACATCACGTGGGGCGGTTCGTACGAGAACCAGATGCTCGTCATGGGCAAGCCGTTCTCGCTTCACGGGTACGTCGGGAACGACCCTGCGAGCCAGTGGTCACGGCTCAAGCTCGACGAGGGCCGCGGGATCTACGCTCCAGACAGCCCTGCCTTCGGATCGCAGAGGCTCTGGTTCTGCTCGTACGAGGGTCCGTGCTACCTGGACATAGAGGATGGCGTCAGATTCGTCGGTGATGCGATCACGACGCTCTGGGAAGAGCTGAGCGACGCACAGAGGAAATCGGTCATCGGATGGTGGCAGGACCAGCGGTACAACATCGTCCTTCCGATCGCATACACCGATCCTCCGCAAAGCGACATCCCGGCTGAGGCGAAGATCCTGCTTTCCTACGATCCTGTCACGAAGCGCTGGGCTGAGTCGTATGGCGTGCATGGCGTCCCTGCGTTGCTGCGGCCCGCGAACGGTGCGCAGAACCAGGTTGTCGCAAACAGCGCTGGGCTTTGGGAGAACATCAGCGGTACCACGCTCAATGGTGTCCAGGCTGTTCAGGAGCTCATCACGCCGTGGATCACGTTCGGTGAACCGTGGCGCGACAAGTGGATACGGAGACTGGAGTTCGAGCTGGTGCAGAGCGCTGAGACGATCGAGGTCTCGTATGCCACCGACTTCCAGCCGACGTGGCGTACGGCAATGCTTCCAGGCAAACGTCCTAGCACAGTCTGGGGCTCGTTCATGTGGAGATCGCACAACCACCCAGACGTGAGCTACTGGACCGCTGGCGGGAAATACACGATCTCGATGAACGACACCGTGCATTGCAAGACGTTCAGGCTTAGAATCCGTGGCAGAGGCTTGAAGCTTCGCGCGATCGGGCTCGGATTCATGTACGAAGGGACATAGGACATGCCACAGGTAAACGTGACCGGCCCTTACAATGACACTCCTGCAGATGCTGATGAGATGCGCTCGATACTGTCTGAGCTCGCGTTCGGCATCAACAGCGTCGACGGATCGCAGCTTGCGAACGGATCTGTGAGCATCGACAAGATCGTAGATGAGAGCGTGACGCTCGCCAAGCTCCGTGGCGGGCATTTCGTCTACTACGCGAAGTTCCTTGACGAGGATGCGGTCGCCCCGACACAGGACATCATGTTCACCGGCGTCGCCGGCGACTACGGTGCTCCGAAGTTCACCCACAACGTGTGGCAGGCTGTCCGCACAGGGCGGTTCCGCTTCCGCAACCTCGATGGCTCCACCTTCGCGATCACCCCTCCGCAGAACTGCTGGGCCATATTCATCGGCGGCATGCGGGCGCTCTACCAGAAGCCGAGCGCGGGGAGTCTCACGCAGGCGTACCTCTCTGTGTGGGACGAGGCTGCAGGTGCCGTGACGAACGTCGCCTACCACCTCGTTGAAAGCCAGACAGACGAGCTCAACGACACGTCGACGATACAGAAGTTCATCGTCCTCGGGATTGTGCCTGTTACCGGCGGTGTCACCATCAAGCCGCAGCCGGCCATGAAGCTCGTGATGAGCGCTGGCGGGACGACGACGATGGAAGGTCGCGTCTTCGTAGACCCGAAGAACACGTGGTTCGGATGCTTCCTCTTTCCGCGATAGGAGAAGGTGATGGCTGACTACATGAAGCAGGCGACGCGTGATGCCGAGCTCATGCTCGCCGATGAGCTTGCGGCTATCGCTACGCTGATCTCGCAGGCTCAGCAGAGCAGCCAGGCCGCTAAGCGTGAGATTAGCACCTGGGCCGATGCCTCCCATCGCGCGTTGCAGACTCCATACTCACGCGAGCGTCACCTCATGGCCGCACAGGCGGGAGCAACGAACACCGGCACTTCCGGCTTCCGAACCGCTGGACTCAACGAGCTCGGCCGTCAGCACCTGGCCGCCGAGAACGAGATCACCTCGACTGCCACGAACCGCATGATGACGATCGCAGAGCAGCTCGACATGGCGCTCAACGAAGCTGCAAATGCGCGCACCACTGTCGCTCGGAAGAAGACGCTCCTGATCGGCCAGCTCGCCGACAAGTACAAGCAGGATGCCGAGGCTATGGAGCTCGCACGCCTCGACGCACAGCTGAAAGCCAGTGCTCAGAGCCTCGAACGGGAGAAGTTCGAGTTCGAGAAGGATGTCTACAACAAGGAGGCGGGTCAGGCTAACGACCTCGAGTTCCGCAGAGCGTTCGGCCCGGCGGCTGCAAAGCTCGGTGCCGAAGTGAGGGCTGGAGAGCTCTCCATGGATGACGCGTGGGAGCAGATGGTCTCGATCGCAGGCCAGTTCGGTATGGACCTCACACCAGCAGAGCTGAGGAACAGGTACAAGACGCTTCTTCCGTCTGTGTTCACGGCTGTGCCAAGTGCTAGCAGCAAGACCCCGCAGTTCGCAACGACACACTTCAAGAATGAGACCTACGGCTCTTCTGCAGCAGATATTCTGCTGAACCTCTTGCAGTCGCTTGGACTGGCAACGCCTCTTGGACAGGGGTACTCAGGCATCCGTTCTGCTTTCTCCACCCCTGTTGGGCAGCCGTTCCGACCGGCAGAAGACTATCGAGACCTGTTCTCTAAGATCTGGGCCGACTAGGAGAATCACATGGCAGACATCTTCGCCTCAACCCAGGCCAAGGCCAAGGACGGTGAGGCATGGTGGCGCGAAGAACAGGCGATGCCGTCAACGCATGCCTGGTGGCGCGGAGAACCTGACCCGAACGCTGACAAGTCTGAGACTCGATCGCAGATGCCGGCCACGCATGCCTGGTGGCGCGGTGAGCCAGCACCGGAGGAAGATGGATCAGAGAAGTTCACGTTCGAGGCTGGCCTAGACCAGGCGCTCACCGACTACGAACGTGCTGCTGCCCGCCTGCGTGCCATCGGCGTAGACCCTGACACGATCGACGGTCGTGACGCTGAGCCATGGTACATGGGAGGAATCCGCACGCTCACCGGGCTTGGTATCGCTCTCGACTGGCTCGATTTCGGTTGGCTGAGGTCCATCGCAGGCGGTGTCACAGGGCTCATGCAGGGCAAGGGGCTCGACTACTTCCTGATGGAAGGCGACGAGGTCGACGAGTTCGCCGCTGGCACAGACTACAAGGACCTCCTTGGGAAGGGGCCAGACTGGCACATTCCTAGTGGCAAAGAGCTGCTTCTCATGTGGGGGGCAGACAAGTCAAAGGACCGCGAAGGCAAGGTCGACGCCATCGACCTTCTCGGCCTAGGGCTCGAGATCGGAATGTCGCCATCGACGTGGTTCAGCCTAGGCACGTCAAGCGCAGTACGCGCTGCCGTCAGCGGCGGCACGAAAGCCGTGCGCGCGACGGCAGACGACATCATGGAGGAGCTCGCGCAGTCGCTCTCGAAGCTCGACCTCGAAAGCTATGCCGACGACATCGCGAGAGCGTCAGAGCTCGGCGATCCGAACCACATCAGATCACTCATCCAGAAGGTCGTCTCACCAACCAGGACGCCAGAAGAGATCGCATCCGGGGCGTCTCCGAGCTTCGCGCGTATGGCAGAGCGCGTGGCCGCTTTCGATGAGCTCGAGAAGTACGGACTTCTTGACAACCTTCCGCTCGGCAGCGGCAAGAACGCTCTGCAGGAGTACCACATCGCCCGCAGCGGCCTGCTCCCATCTGCCGAAGAGCTCGCATACATGACGAATGCGACCGAGTACACCACAGAGGTCAAGAACGTCATGAAGTCGCTCGGCAACGTGACATCAGACACGTACAAGGCCAACGAGGCGTTCGCTGAGCTGTCCCGCCGGGCGGCAGAGACCCAGTTCGGAGATTACGGCGGCCTCAAACTCGGCCTTCCGTTCCATCAGCTCTCGCCTACCGGCAAATACTCGTTCAGCGTGATCAGCCAGCGCCAGATCGACGAGATCGCATCTCGTGTCGGGATCGACCGCACTTTCGTCGAGGCATGGAAGCGTTCAGTCCCAGGACGTGCGATGTTCCGTACGTTCGTCTCGGACTGGCGCATCAAGCAGCTCGAGGCAGTTGACCCGACGCTCGCAAGCCAGCTCTTGTCGCTCAAAAGGATGTCCCAGGCGCGGGCGAACAGCGAGATGCACGTCTCCATAGACGCGCTCGTGAACGCTCTCAAGCCGCTACGGAAAGCTGACAGGATCGACCTTCTCAAACTGGTAGAGGCACCAGGAGAGGTCAGCGCGGTAATACGGCAGGCGATCGACGATACCGGGCTCACAGCGTTCCGTGAGATCTCGAGGCGTGTCGAAGAGTTCAAGCCTGGTGCCCTCACGGCGGCAATCGGCGGCAGGAAGGACGTCACCTCCCTGCTAGACGACGTTCGCAAAGAGCTCGGAGACGATGCTGCCAGACTGCTCGATGGCGCTCTCAGTGAGGCCGCAGAGTCTGACGGTGCCCGATTCGCGTACCAGTTCTGGGCCGAATACGACAAGATGGACGAGACGCTCAAGAGTTTCTCGCGCAAGCGCGCTGCTCGAGAGCTCGGATTCGATTCCGTGCCAGAACGGTACGAGACTGATCCTGTGACAGGCAAGAGGACGATCTCGAAGGCATGGTCGCAGGTCGAGACTGAGCGATCGCGGATTGAGCTGCTGCATCCTGACGTGCTCGGAGACTTCCTTGTGGAAGCAGACACGCCGACTCTCCACAAGTGGAACGCTTTGCTCAAAGGCATGACAGAGGCGCATGCCAACTACAGCATGTACCGCGTTCCGGGCCGCATCGACATGAGCGGGATCACGAAGAACGACATGGCGCGTGCCGCCAAGATCTTCGCGCAGCAGTCTGAGGACCTCGAGCCTCATCAGATCGCCGACATCGTAGACGCACTCGTCACTGAGATCACGAGCATGCGCCGTTCGTACGAGGACGCCGTGCGTCAGCTCTCCGCAGTGATCCGCGAGGACTTCGGGCTCGCCGAGGACGCTCCGATAGACGACCTCATAGAGAGCTTTAGGACAGGCGAGTACGTCGCTCTCAAGACCGCAGGCAAGGAAGTGCCTGATGATGTGCGAGCGTCCGCTGAGGCCTACTACAGGCTGTCACACGCGGGTCGTATGGCCAACGACAAGCTCGACGAGCTCCGCCGGCGTATGAACGGCGCTACGTTCGAGCTCCTGTCGGTCCAGCAGATGACACAGCGGCTACCGAAGAAGCAGGCTGCACAGGCCCGGGCACTTATCCGCCAGAAGCTCGCATCGACCCGTAAGATGCTTGACGCCAGGGTCCCGACCGGGGTGCGCGTCGTATCGCCTGGGATCGGGGAGCTCGAGGACCTGGTGGCGCGCAACGCACTGCTTCCAGACATCGCGCGCGCTGTGGATGACGACACTCTTGCGTTCTTCGCATCGCGCAACGGAGCTGTAGACGACGCAGCGAGAGTGTTCGGGTCGGCGACCGATATGCTTCGCAAAGAGATCGACGAAGATGTCGAACGCCTGCTCACCATGGACGATCACCTCGTGTGGAACGGCAAGAGCCAGATCCGTGGCGTGTTCCATCTCGAGGCCGATGATCTTGACGCCCTCCATCAGATGCCTGTGCTCACCGGGAAGACCGACGATCTTGGCATCCCGGCGCTCAAGTTGTTCAGCGACCCGAGCGAGATAGGAGGCAGCGCTGTACGCGTGTCGGTCAACGTCCGCAAGGTCGCATTCGTCAACGCAGGAGACCTGCAGAACGTCACTGGGCTGCGCCAGCGCATCCCTGTGCTCGGCCCGAGCGGAAAGCGCGAGCAGATACGCCTTATCGACCTTGTAGACCGCGGCTACGACGCTATCTACGTACGAGGCGGCGACACAGCCCCGAAGCTCTACATGCTCCCTGAGCCGGACGACTTCCACTCGGCGATGCGTGGCGTATATGAGCAGTGGGGGCTGACGGGGCTCCCTCGAGGTGCACGTGCGCTCAGCGCGCAGCCGTCCTCACGGCCGATCATCACAAGCTGGCGTGACAAGACCGGCAAGGTGCAGTTCCACACGTTCGCAGGCGACGAGGCGTCAGCTCTGCGCAAGGGGTATCCCAGCAAGCTCAAGCAGCGCGTGAAGGACAAGCTCTCTGAGATCTATCCAGACGTGGAGCAGCAGACACGTGTCCGCATGGAGGACGCAGACGCGTATATCGGCTCGGCAAGGGTGCTCGAGTTCGATCCTGATGTCCCGCGCTCGTACAGCGCTGGCGTAGCGACCGTGAAAGACATCGCTGCATACGATCCTGCAGTGTTCGAGCGCGCTGCAGCGCTCGCGTCCGAGCATATGACCGATGACATCGCGCTCATAGACTCGAAGCTCGGCGGCCTTCCAGAGCTCGAGCGCGTACCTGTTGATGAGCGCGGCTTGTTCCATGTCACGACCGCTGGGAGAGTGCTCGAGTCGGAGCCGCTCCTGACGGCCAACCAGGTCGCGAAGAAGTCCGGGAGGCGCGTCGAGGGCCTTGGCGCATCGACAGGCAACACGATCAGCCTCACGTACTCAGAGCAGCGCGCATACAAGATCCAAGACGGTCTTCGCGACGCGATCCACGGAGCACGGCTCACCATGGACCCGACATCCGGAAGCGTAGAAGACTACCTAGGAGAGGTCTGGGCGAAATACGCGGACTATCTCGACGATCTCCTTGTCGAAGTAGATGACGAGATCATGTCTGAAAGCGAGTTCACGCCGTCGCTGTACAAGCTCCGCCGCCTGTTCGGTGAAGAGGGGGCGCGCGTGCTTCTCGACGCCGATGACGCTGACCTCGCAGACAGCGCCGAGATGCTCTTCATAGCGCAGTGGAGAGACGATCCGTACATGGGATTCAAGCAGCTCGACGAGGTGCTCGACCCTGAGCCCGTTGTCTACACGGCCGATGCAGATGTGCTCGCGCGGCTCGACCCCGACAATGTGCGAGTCTACCGGACGGCGGTCGACCTTGCGTCGGTGAAGCAGTGGGGGCCTGACCTTTACGAGGTGCAGACACACACAGGCGGGGCGCGCGTGACGCTGGCCAACTTCACCGATTTCAGCCTTCGTTCAGACACCCACGCGGAATACCGGGCGGCTCTTGTGGACAGGTTCGGAGAAGACGCCGTATATGACGCTGAGCGGTTCGGCAAGCTCGAGGTGCTCTACGACCCTGACAAACGGGTCGGCATCGCAGTCAAGAAGATCAGAGCGACGAAGCCTGCGACTCCTGACCGGATGGTCGAAGATGTCATTGGATCAGAGATCGAGGTCCCAGGCCGACCTGGCATAAGCGACTTCTCGCCTCCTGAGCTCACCCAGCGCGCAGCCGGCTCCGGCAAGGTGCTTGTGTCTGCAACGATGCCAGACGGTAAGAAACGGGATCTGTTCAAGCTCACGAAGACAGACACAGGCATGTCGGTCAACTTCCTGCCGAACGATGTCGTCCGTGACTACGACAGCTACGAGAAGGCGATCAAGGCCGTCAAGGCGTGGCAGCGCTACCAGGCGGATGAGTGGTACAGGGCAGAGTACAAGGACCTGTTCGAGCAGGTTCCTAGCACGATCAAGAAGATCGAGTCCGGTGCCACAAAGCTCGTCCCCGGGCAGCCTCCTGTTCCTGGCCACTACAGGCTGATGTATCCCATCAACGACAGCGGCTACAAAGGAGCATCGCTTCACGCGTTCCTGCAGGCGATCGGACCGCGCGCCCGTGAGGGAGCGGACATCAGTATACGGCTGTCGCGGTCCGCGGAGGACCTGCGGAAGCTGCTCGTGTCGATCGGATTCGACGTGACATCTGAGTCGGACAAGGGCACCCTTCTCATGCTGTCGCATGACCGCTGGGCGGCCTTCCTCGAGCGCAACCCGAAGGCGTTGACGCATGGCATCGTGTCCGACGTGTTCGACGGCATGGGCCTGTCACGCGCCCGGTACGCTGTCCCGCTTGACGAGCTCCCGGCCTCAGACAGGGCTGCAGCGCAGGCAAGGATCAATCTCGCTATCGCTGCCAGCGACGCGGATGCGCGCATGTACAAGGCCTTCAAGACCGCTGAGTTCGATGAGATCTCGACGGCCTGGACTGAGCCTTCCGGCATGCGCCCGTGGGAGACCTTATCGCCTTCTGCGCAGCAAGCGGTCCGCGACCTGTACTCTGGCGATTCTCCGTACGACGTGCTGCCGAGGTTCACGAACGATGAGGCTGCTGTCATACAGGAGTGGGCTGATACCACCCGCATCATAGGTGACGCGCTCCACGCAGAGCGCTTCGGCAAGCCGCTCGCATCAGAGAACGCAGGCTTCACGGCCGAAGTAGTCGACGCCTACCGTGCCGGATCGGCCTATGCGTCGGAAGTCGACGTGCTCTCCGACGACTTCCTCCTGAGCGATGGCGCGTTCAAGACCGTCGAGGCGATAGCCTACACGTTCACCCCGAAGGACATGTCGCCTGACCAGCGCAAGCGCATGGCGCGCCTCATGGCGATCACCGACCACTACTACAACGAGCTCGAGCGCCGCGGCATCGCCGCCTCTGGCGGAAAGGAAGCCTTCAAGGCGGAGCGCGTCCACAACGTCGTCAAGCTCGGTGATGGGCGCGAGATAGCAGTCGCTCCAGGCATAGCGCAGGAAGCCGTCGACAGGTTCAACGAGATCCTCGGAGCCCCTGGAGCAGTGACCAGGTTCTCGAAGATGTACGGCGTCGATCCCTCGGACATGGGGACGTTCATGATGCGTGCTTGGGAGACTAGCAAGTCTTTCTACAGCGCGCTCGACGACTTCGCTGACATGACCGACGAGCGCAGGCTGACCGCTCTGCAGAAGTTCATCGTCGACAAGATGGGGCTTGACCCTGCCGTCACCAGGCACATCAACCCGATGGACTTCCTCCTGCCTGCATACGAGTACGCTCCGCACATCAAGGCAGACTTCTCGGACATTCCGTGGTGGCGCAGGACGCTCGGGCTGTTCGAGCAGACGCACCCGGACGACATGGTGAACCGCACGGTCTACTGGCACCCTGTCACGACGAAGATGGAGAACGTCCACTTCGCTCGCTCTTTCAACGGGACGATAGAGGCTGTCAACAAGGTCGCAGGGCGCGAGCTCATGCAGACAGACCCTGCGAAGGCGTACGCGGTGTACATCCAGCGCGCGATCAAGAGCATCACCAACTACGACATGCTCATGAACCTCGCTCAGATGACGGACTCGCGCGGCCTCCGTGTCGTGCGTCCTGCGATCTGGGATGCCGCGAAAGAGGAATGGACAGCTCCTGCCGGCTATCGCGTCTTCCAGCTTCCAGACATGACGCGGCTCGGGCGCGATGCAGAGCGCATGCACACGCTCTGGCCTGAGCTCGGCGATGAGATCGACGCCTTGCTCGGCAGGCATGGCTCGGTCGGGCTGATGGCCCGCACAGAGATCGTGGACGACTTCGAGAAGGCGACCCGCAGGTTCTTCGGAGACGAGCAGTTCGCCGAGAACATGCGTGTGTTCGATCAGGTGCAGGGCATATGGAAGACCTACGCGACCGTGCTGCGTCCCGGCTTCCACGTGCGCAACGGCCTGTCCAACCTTGTGATGAACCTGTACGCCGGCGTCAAGAACGTCCGCCACTACCGCGAAGCGTTCGACATCCAGATGCTCGGCCATCAGATCGACGCCTTCATGGTCGATTCCCTCATGGGCGACAACCCGCGGCTGATCACATCCGCAGTCGAGGCGTACGGGACGATGGTCGACGAGGGGCTCATCCAGGCGAAGTCCTACAACATCGGCGGCATGGAGATTTCTGCAGGCAGGCTGTACCAGATGCTCAAGGAACACGGCATCCTCGGCACCGGCCGCGTAGGCTCAGACATCCATATCTTCACCGAGCAGGAGCTCATGAGGCTGCGCCCTGCGAACCGCATGCTGAACCCGTTTTCATCTGCATGGGGTCCTACGACAGCCGGCCGCGCAGTCGGCGAGACCGTCGAGCACAACGCGCGCGTGGCGCACTTCCTAGCGATGTTCGAGGCGACGGGAGACCCATCAGCGGCCGCCTGGAGCGTGCGCAAGTACCTGTTCGACTACGATGAGCTGACCGACACCGAGCGCGAGGTCTTCCGCCGGGTCATTCCTTTCTACGCTTGGCTGCGCAAGAACTTCGAGCTCACTGCTGACATGATGATGCACCGTCCGTTCCTGATCTCCGCCGGAGTCCGTACGCAGACCACGCTCACAGACATCGACTTGACAGAGTACAAGCCCGAATGGGTGGAAGAGACAGGTGGCTTCGCTCTTCCAGGAATGACGCTCGGAGGCATCAACAAGATCGTCAACAAGCTGACCTTCGGGAAGATGTCGCTGCCGGAAGACGACGAGCGGCCTGTATACGTCACGATCGGTGTGCCGTACCTAGACCTTCTCAACTACAACGGCCGCGACCTCCTGTCGTCACTGAGCCCTCTGATACGGGCACCTGTCGAGATCGTCACGAACTACAACACCTACTACGGCAAGCCGATCTCCGATTTCCCTGGAGATCTCGCGAAAGCTCCGACGCTGCTCGTGAACACAGACGAGGCGATCAGGACATACGCCTCCGAAGAGACACAAGCGGCCTGGGACGCGATGCTGCAGGAGTGGGGCGTCGCGCGGAGCGAGTTCAACGGCGATCTCATGACGAACGCATGGTTCACGTACATCTGGCGTCAGGCATCACCGCACCTCGAGGCATGGGGCAAGGCGCTCCCGAACAGCGACCCTGACTTCCTGGTCGATTTCATCAACTTCTGGACCGGCGTCAAGCTCACGCCGATAGACGAGGCGTCGGCCGGATACTACACTGAGCAGGCAAGGGTCGAAGCGTTGGAGAACAAGATCCGTGCCGTCAAGCAGCATGGCGTCGACGTTCCGACATGGACAGAGCTCAACGAGGCAGCCGAAGCGAAGGAGGATGAGGACTGGTGGCGATAGCGGCCGACTTCCTTACCGCTCCGAAGTTCGAGAAGGCGACATCGTCGTTTCTCGCCGGCAAGCTCATGGGCGCAGGCGTGTCAGCCCTCGTCTCCAAACCGCTCACGAACCTTACTGCCAAGAACACGATCAACGACCAGGTCGAGACGGCGCAGCAGCTCGTGAAGCCTCGTGTCAAGTCCGCTCTTGAGGCCGCACCGACGGCGTACAAGCTGGACGACTCCGTGCTCTCTGAGCTCCGATCGCGCGCCTCGTACGACGAGGACGCGATCATCTCGAAGTACATCCCTGGGTGGAACAAGAGCAGCGCTGAGTCGATGCTCGAACAGCTCAGAGCGAAAGCCGCCGAGCTCGGCGTATCTCTTGACGAGCAGTTCGCCGACTACAACGACATGATCGGGTCTCTTACACCGGCCAAACCAGGATCGTACTCGGACATGTACACGTTCATGGCGCTCAAGAACAAACTTCCGACAATCACGTTCTACAAGCCAGCGAGCGGCGTATCCGGCAAGCCTGGCACCACCGGAACCGGGACGATGGGTCTCCAGGCAGGGTTCTCTGACAGGCTTCTTGCGCTGATCTCAGAGGTCAAGCGTCGAGGCCACACGGTCAGGATCGGCCAGGGATGGCGCAGCTATGCTGAACAAGTCGACTTGAAGAGACGCAAGCCGCAGCTCGCCGCTACGCCAGGGAAGTCTAACCATGGATGGGGCCTTGCAGCCGACCTGGAGTTCAGCAGCCCGCAGGCTCGCAAGCTGGCTCACGACCTCGCTCCGCTGTACGGACTGAGGTTCCCGATGTCGTACGAGCCATGGCACATCGAGCCTGCGGTCATCAAGCGGGTATCAGGTGGTAAGGTGTACTCGGACAAGTTCAGCATCGTGGACATCTACCAGAGGTACCAGCGGCTTTCGAGGACGGCGAAGTGATGTCTGATCAGTTCATCGGTTTCGCTCAGGAGTTCGGTCTGCCGTGGGCGATCACCATAGCGCTCGGTATCGCTCTGTTCCAACAGATGCAGTATGAACGCAAGTCGACCGTTCCGCGTGAGATGTACGATCGTGAAGACGCCCGCCACCACGACGAGATCCTCGCTACGCTCAAGACGACCACCGATGTCCTGGCCGAGCTTGTCAACGCGTTCAACAGGCTCGAGCTGCTCTTCCAGGAGCGGCTCACTCGTCGACAGGACCGACGGGATGGTGAGTAGCATGGAGATCATCGGTCTGCTCGGACAAGTCCTCGCTGTGGCGCTGTCTGTGCTGTTCCTTATCAACACGGCCGTCGACGCTTCACGTGACAGGAGCCGCCGGCGCAGAGCGGCATCACGCACACGCCACGTCGATGCCGGGCTGTACGCGTCTGCTCTCGTACTGCTCACGCAGGCGACGGCTGTGCGGTTGAATCTCGAGAAGCTCGAGGCGGAGCTGAGATGTCGGCAGTAGATGTCTCGGTCGTTGTCCTGACGATGTACTCAATCGAGATCACCATGTACTCCGCGATGGCCGTATACATGATCGTCTCCGTCGTGCGCAACCACCTTGCGCATCGTCCTATCCGCTGGCTCCTGCTTTCGCTGGCCGTGCTGTTCGCAGCCCAGGTCCCAGACCTCGCTATCCGGGCGTACGCGCGCGTCATGCGCATCATGACAGGAGCGCCGCAGAGCGCGGATGGCCCGTGGTGGCTTCTCGGTTCGATCACGAACATGCTCGCAGTGGTAGTGTTCTACATAGCGTTCCGTCTTGCCCAACCGAGTATGAGGACTGGTGACGATGACTCCTGAGCATATGCTTGTGGACCGCATGCTCCGCTGCACCGAAGACGGCCTACCCGCCGGCGAGTGCATCGCTGCAGCGTTCGCTTCACGAGGGTATGTCATCCCGAAGGACATCGGTGCGCAGTACGCGCTTGCAGTCACGCTTCGCTCAGGGACCCCTCTTCGCATCGGCGATGTCGCATTCCTGGTCGACGGTGCCGGCCGTCCGTTCTCCGTATGCCTCTACACGGGCGACGGGTACTGCGTAGAGCCGCGCAGGAAGCCACACAAGGCGCGCCGGGTGCGCGTGTCAGCGTTGAAGCGTGGCCGCGTGAGGTTCGCAAGGTTCACGAAGGACAGCATCGGCAACGATGTCATCCTCACGTCTGAGCTGCACCCTGACGACAAGTTCTACTACTGGATCCTGTCCGTGGCCGATGGCCAGAGCGGGAACAAGCTCAAGGCGCTCGCGGCGTCTCTCGATGTGCCGCTCGTGTTCAAGCGCACTGACCGTACGAGCGAGCTCGTCATCAACGACAAGCTCCAGACACTGTAGGGGTGATGGGAATGGACTTCGACTTCGCACAGATCGACACGGCTCTTCTGGTTGGCAGCGCGGTATTGATCGGCGTGGCCCAGGCGGTGCTGGGGATGCTCACGAAGTTCGGCCTCAGATCGTACGCGCTTCTCGGGGCCGGCGCTGCAGTCACGACCGCTCTCGTGCTGATCGTGAGATACGGATGGGAGCTCGAGCCCTTGAGGCTCGTGGTCCTATCGCTGCTCTCCGTGCTGTCTGCTGCAGGGTACTGGAGGTACCGGAACGGAGCTGATGTGGGAGTGCCGATTGACGACCCGGAATCGACCAGGGTATAGTATTCCTCGGACACGGGCGGACAGTGCCTAAGGCATCAGGCAGGGAGCGGGGGCCAGAAGGCCCCCGCTCCTTGTGCTATCACTTTCCGGCGATCCTCCAGCGCACATCGTCCACGCCGGTGAATCCGAGCGCAGACGCGACAGCTCCTGACAGGTCGAGCTCCCTGCCTGCGACGTATGGTCCGCGATCCTTGACAGGCACCTTCACGGTCTTGCCTCTGTACTCGATCTCAAGCATCGTCCCCATCTTGAGCGTCCTGTGTGCGACGCACCATGTCGTCGTGGTGAACGGTGTTCCATCCGCTGTCTTGCCTCCGTACAGCCCAGGCCCATACCACGAAGCCTTGCTCGTCCTCCATGCTCCAAACGCCTCTACGGCTGTCTGAGGCTGTCTGGCGGGCTGTTCTGTCTGTGCTTTCGACTGCGTAGGCGCTGGCTTCGGAGCTGGTGTCGGTTCCTTGCTGTAGACCTCGAGCTTTAGCGCCTCGAGCGCGGCCTCTATCGCTCCGAGGCGCGCTGCCACCGCTGCAGTCTGCGATGCCGTCTGCGAGGCTGTCGTCTCAAGGCTCATGATCGACTTGTACGCTAGGTCGACACGTGAATCCAGAGTCGCGAGAGAGGTCGACACCTCGTCCCTCCACGCCTCGTCCGCCTTCCGTTCACGGTTCCCGGCTGCGATCACAAGGACCAGCATGAAGAGCAGGACTGCGACAGCCGCGATCTTCGCGTACAGAGCTGCGTTGCTCTTGTCAGGAATCTGATCGTATGCGTGCCCGGTGTCAGTCTCGGCGTCTTCTTCGCCCCACCCGAGATCGTACAGGTCCTCGCTCATTAGTGCCTCCTGTCGTTCGGCGTTATCCCGAGCTGTTGCATCGCGCCGTACATGCGGTCGTTCACGAGCTTCATGAAGGCTTCCGGGTTCCTCGCGTTGTCGGTGAAATACGACACCACCTTGCTGAACAGCCCGGACACGTAGTCGTTCTCGCTGAAGCCGCCGCCACCTGAGATGTAATCGAGCATAGTCTGTGGGTCGATCCTGAACTCTACGGCCTTGAATCCGTCTACGAACCTCATCGACTCGCTATGGTCCGGTGCGACTATGACGTACCACGGCTCGCTGTTGGTCCAGCCTCCCTCCTTCACGATGACCTTCGCTCCAGAACCTGGGAACATCGCATCCATGAGCGCGATGAACTTCTTGATGACTCCTCTGATCGTGTCGAGCGTGTATGTCGCCGGCATTATCCGTCCTTCCTCTTGAGCAGCATGACCTGTGCGTGCGTGCTGTCTGCCTCGAACGCGTGCTTCGCTGCGGAGATCAGGTGCGGCGTGATCTTCACCTTGCCGCCTACTGCCTTCCTAAGAGCGAGCTCGATGACCTTGTCCGGGTACTTCGACTGTATGTCAGGCGACTGGGTGTAGACGATGACCCCACGCCTCTGCGCCAGGTTGCGCATGTCAGACACGAGCCGTTGCATCTGCACGGCACCCTTAGGGTACCTCCCCTTCGTGCGCCATGGCTGAGGCTCCATGTCCTCGAGCCCCAGGACCGTCGCGCCGGATGTCACGAGCGCCTCCTCGAAGATCCTCATGTAGCGATCGTGCTCGTCTGCCGTGCGCTCCGACTGCTTCGATACAACGGACATCGCCGACACCACACGGTCCCTGTTGATGACGCACACGCCGATGCTGCGCAAGCCTGGGTCGACGCCCATCACGACCATGGAGCTACCGTCCTTTCGCGATGCGACGGTTGTCGCCTGTGCATGTGATTATCTCAGCGCCTTCGACGACGCGGCCGGCCACCCTCGGCCCGAGCCTCTTCGCGAGCTCTTGCACTGTGAGGTTCGACGTGACGAAGATCTGCGCTCCGACCTCGTAGATGCTGTTGACGAGCACATTGAGCGTCTCTGACGCCCAGACTGTGTTGTTCTCGATGCCGATGTCGTCGATCACGATGAACTGCTTCTTCTCGAAGTCGCGCATGGACTCGCGCTTCATATCGCCACCGAACGACTCACGCATGAGGTAGAGCCACTTCGCCGTGTTCAGCCATCCGATGCTCATGCCGGCCTCCATTCGCTCCATGGCAGCTGCCGCTGCTGCGTGCGTCTTGCCGACTCCAGTCTTGCCGATGAGCAGCACGTTCATCCCGCTCTCGATCGCAAGACGGCCCATGCGGTCCGGGTCGTCGAAGTCGTCCCACTTAGCGCTCCTGAACCGTGGAGGTATGACCTCGAGCTGCGTCTCGATGAACGCATCGCGTTGCCTCTCATGGAGCATCCTCGCAAGATCGCTCTCGGAGGCATGTTCAAGCACATCTCCTTTGCGCTCGTCATCACAATCTCCATGCATGACGACAGAGCCAGCAAGCTCAGGATGACGCTTCTGGAATCCGATTATGAAGTCACCGATGCTGTTCATCTCTTGGCCTTCCGTGTGATCACGACATCTTGCCCTTCGACTGATATGTCGACTTTTGCTCTCGTCACATCGCGAGCAAGCTGCAAACGTCCTGTGAACAGTGTCGCGTCGAGTATCTCGTAATGCCTCGATCTGTTCACGACCACACGCTCGAGCCCGCTTCTCTCGAACTCTGAGATGATCTTCTTCGCCTTGTTGAGCGTGATAGGCCATTCCTCCATCTGTATCACCCAAGCCTCTCGAACTCTGCCAGTGATTCGTCCAAGTGTCGCGCCGGCCTGTAGCCGTTCATCTTCACCACAAGCCGCGGGAAGTGCTTGCGCAGGTTCGCTGCAGACACCACGTTACCTCGCCAGAACGCAGCGTCAGCGCCAGCGTTGCTGTCATGAAGCCACTCGATGACGCGCTCGATCTCTTCGTAGTCCCTCTTGTCGATGCGGTGAAGCCTGTCGAGCTCGACCGCCCATGACTGGATGTTCGCTGACGCCTTCGGATCGAGGTTGGTGCGTATGAGGTCAAGGAGACGGGCCGACAACCTGAACGGCTCGGAATCAGGCATAAAAGGTTTTCTCTTGACCTTATCTCTTATATCTTTAAGACCTTCTTTTTGTGCGCTCATCGGTCCGTTTTGGGAGACCGATGCGGATTCGCCCAGCTCAGAGGCTGTGTTTCCGGCCGCATCGGTCCGTTTTGGGAGACCGATGCTGCTCTCATCAGTATCCGAGTTCGGACCGATGGATTCTCTCGCATCGGTCCGTTTTGGGAGACCGATGACACTCGGTGTGTAGCGGTTGTTCGACGGCTCGTACACAAGCACTCCAAGCCCTGACAGGCGTTTCAGCGATTCGATCAGGTACTGGCGGCGCACGCCTATCCGTGCGCTAAGCTCGTGCATCGACCCCTCGAGCTTCCCGCGCTTCATCATCGAACACGCTTTCACGTATATGGCGAGCTCCGGGGGTGTGATAAGCCCGGACACGAGCGCGTCTACAAGCGCATCAGGCACACGGACAGACATGGCTACGACCTCACAGTCACAGTCGAGTGGGCTCCGGCTTTCGACACCCTGACAGACTGTGGCAGCGCGTCCTTCAAGTCGGAGTGGTGCGACACCAGTATGATCGTGTCGAACTGTCTTGTGACAACCGCAAGCGCTTCGACGAGGGCGTCACGGCCTGACTCGTCAAGGCCTTCCGGCTCGTCTATCACGAGCATCGACAGCTTGAGGCCGCTTCGCTGCGCGACAAGCTCTGCAAGCGCTACGCGCAATGAGAAGTTGATCCTGAACGCTTCTCCCTCGGAGAACGTGTCGAACGTCCTCTGCGCTCCGCTCCCATCAGACACTACGATGTCGAGCGACTCCTTGACGCCTGCAGTCTTCGTGAGCCTCTGTGTCGCGATCGACACAGACATGCTGCCGCCGCTCATCATCGACAGGAGCTCGTTCGCACGCTTTTCGACCTGCGGGATGGCTGTCTCGAGCAGGTACGACGGGATACCGTCCCTGCCGAAGGCATGCTCGGCCTCGCGCAGTACCTCGAGCCTCTTCGACAGGTCGTCGAGCCTCTTCTCAGCAAGCGACAGCTCGAGCATGTCGCGCTTGTACCTCGATTCGCGTTCCTCCAATGTCGCTATCAGTGGTGATAGCTCATCACGTTCAGTCTCGAGTCTGCGACGCTCTGCATGTACAGCTGCGTACTCCTTCTCGATGCTTGCAACGTCTACTTCCTCGTGCTCTTCGTCGATCTGAGCAAGTTGATTCTGGATGTCTGCGATAGCGTCGTTGAGCTCTGCGATCCGATTGCGTGCCATGATCACGTCACGGACGTTGCTGACCTCTGCGCGCAACGCTTCATGCTCTTCTCTGTCGTACTCGACGCGCTCGCGAGATAGACGCTCGACGGTGCTCTCAGCATCAGAGACGGCATCACGGCACTCGCGCCACCGTGCCGCGGCTTCAACCTGCTTCGCCTCGAGACCGGCGATGACCTTGTCCTTCGCCTTGTCATGGATAGCCTGGCCGCATGTGTAGCATACGGCGTCCTTGCTCGCGGACACCGCATCCAGCTGCGCTGCGATCCTCGATACCTCGTGCTGCGCGTCTTCTAGGTTCTTGTTCATCGCTTCGAGATGCGCCTTGGCGCTTGCGAACGCTGACTGCCATTCACGAGCCTGCTCTGCAAGGGCGTCGTAACCTGCCAGCGCCGACTCTGCCGCTTCGATAGACGAGAAGCGTGGCGCGGACAGCTCTAGCGTGCGGTTCTTTGCGTTGAGCTCTGTCCATGCCGAGTCAAGGCGTGCATGCAGGCCATCCTTGCGCATCTTCGCTGACGGGGCTCTCTCGGACTGTTTCAAGGCTATCGCGAGCTCGTTGCCTTTCGCATAGAGAGCGTCCGACTTGCGGGAGATCTCATCCACCAGGACAGAGAGGCGCTTCTTGAGCGCCGGCAGGTCGTCTGTGACTGGCTCTGTCTCCGACAGGAACGCCACACGAGCCGCCAAGAGATCGTGCTCTCGCTGCACCTCGCGCCGTATCCCTGCGACGTACTCGGCGCGCTTCGGCCACTTGTCGAGCGCCAACAGCGACATGAAGATGGCCTTGGCGTCAGCCTGCGATGCCCGCGTGAACACGCTGTGGTTCCCTTGGACCATGTATACCGACGCGATGAGCTCACGGTATCCGCGGCCGTTGAGTATCACCTCGTCGATGAACGTCTGCGCTGCGTCAGCTCCTGCGACGACAGGCTCCCAGCTTCCGTCGACGAACCGCTTGACGGATAGGCCGGTCGTGCCTCCACGCTTTCGCTCTCGCGCGACCAGGTAGATCGCGTCGTCTGTGATGACCTCGAGATCCACCCGCGCAGTCGTCGCGTCTGTTCCTACCACCTTGTCGAGGTCGGCGTGTCTCTTTCCGAACAGCGCCCAGAGCGGTGCGTCTACTACCAGCGTCGACTTCCCGGTCCCGTTGTCGCCAGATATGCAAGCAGCGTGCAGATCTGAAAGGTTGATCGTCACATCATTGTATGACTTGAATCCACGTAGCCGGAGCCTACCGAATCGCATTCCCGTACACCTCCAGTCGGTCCACCGAGTATACCATCGCCTCGCATCTAGATCTCGCCGTCTGCTGACTGCATGAGCTCGATGAGCTGCTCCACATGGGTTACGCCCACCGATTCGCAGTACGCCTCCACGATCGCATGATCGGTGAGCGCGTGAGACAGCGACTCCCCCATGGACCGCATCGTCCTGTCCGGCTTCTCGATTATGCCTCGCAGCTTCGCCCCGATGTCAGCCGCGTGCTCGGCGATGAGCGCGCGCTCCTGGCTCGTGAGCTGCCTGTCGGCCTTGATGCGCAGATACTTGGCCTCTCCCATGCTTCGGAAATCCGGCACCTCGCTGTCGGAGGGCACCGTGACTGTCAGGAACCTCGGCGATTCCGGGTTCTCGTAGTGCTTGACGTTCACGCTGTTCCCGTCGAGCGTCACAAGCTGCACGCCTTTCGAGCTCTGGTCCTCTTCCCCGAACGTGAGCGTCATGAGCGACCCGGCGTAGGTCGCCTTGCCGATCGACTGACGGTTGTGGATGTGGCCCATGAGAGCGACGGCGACGTTCGGGTCGTCGAACGTCGATGCCTCGACCATGAAGTCCATGCCGCTCTGGATGAGCGGCTGGGCCTCTTGCGAGTAACGAGATCCTGACACGGTGAAGTGTCCGACGCACACGAGGCCGGGATTCCTGGCAGCCGACGATGCGATGAGCTCTGACATGTGTTTGCCAGCGTCAGCCAGCCCCCAGCCTGCCGCTTCGATAGCTGCGCGGGACGGATAGGGGAGCAGCTGCAGCGTGAGCCCTCCGGCTTCCACAAGCCTCGGGGATGATGCGTACGTCACGCCGCAGATGTCGGCCAGCACGCTGCACAGGCTCAGCTTCCCGCCTGTCTCGGCTGTGTGGTTGCCCTCGACTGACACGGTAGGAGCTATGGACGCGAGTGCTTTGTACAGGCCGGCGAGAGCGTCGGCGTCAGTGCCGATGAGCGTGCGGCCGTGCGCGTCATCGCCTCCGAGCACGATGGCGTCAGGAGCGAGGTCTTCCGCAAGGTCGATGAGCCACTTGAACGAGCTCATGAGCTCGAGGCTGCGGGCGTTGACACCGGTGTCTGTGTCAACGTTCCCGTGCGTGTGGATCCCGGTATGCAGGTCTGCGATGTGCAGGATTCGCTTACTCACCGTTGACCACCTCGTCGAAGTTGTCAGGCTGATAGGACTCGAGGTACGCAAGGCACGCGCTCCGCATCTCCGGCGACCCCCAGCCGCGCTTGAGGACCTCCTTGCAGTAGCCTGGACGCGCTGACTCCACCTCGTGCAACGTCATCCCTGTGAACTTCGATCCTGTGTCCTCGATACGGTAATCGCCTGGGTCAATCTGCTCTTCTCCAGGCTCGTCCACGAGCTCGGCGTCCCACGCCATGTCGTCTCCGGCGTCGTCCGTGAACGGCACTTCCTCGAAATCGTCCACCGCTGGCTCTTGCCGGTACGGCTCGTACTCTGGCAGGAGCTCATCAGGAGCTGCTGCGAGAGCCGGTGCCGCTGCCTCGGAAGACGTGCCGTACAGCGCACGGCTGATGTCGATCGCCCTGCTCTGCATGAGAGCCTGGACGTTCGGATTGTCGACATCTGGCACGACATCGACACGGGGGACGACGAACGGGGCGCGGAGCTCTTCGGCGGTGTACTTGCTCTTGATCGGAAGCAGCGCGCGTATCGCCCGCAGCATCGCCTTGGTCTCCACCATCGGGACACGCTTGGCGAGCGCGTCATGCGCCTGCTTCTTCTTGCCGTACAGCTTGCCTGCCAGACGCTTCATGTCCTGGCTGTTCAGCGGCTCGCCCTTCGCTCTGCGCTCTTCGTACTCGCGCTTGAGCTCTTCGACCTCGTCGAGTATTGGCTGCACCTCGAGATCGTAGAACCACTCCACAGTGCCAGGACGCTCGATGAACGTGCCGTCCTGGAGACGCATGCGGGCTACAGCCCGGTACTGCAGGTACTCGCGTGTCGGCGTCCCGACAAGGCCGGTCTTGTCGACGATGAACTCGATGCCGGCGGCTTGCGCGATCCTGTTCAACGCTGGCTTGCCGAGCCCGTAATGGACGATCTTGCGGCCGTCCACGTACTCCACGATCTCGTACGTCTCCGACGGCTGCACCATGACCTCCGACGAACGGATGATGTGGAATGGCGTGAGCCGCCCTTGCACCTCAGTCGTCGGCATCAGGACGTTCTGTGTCCTGTTCTCACTCATACGACTCGCCTCCATCTGTGACCTTGGTCATTCTTCTGAGGCGCAGGTCCTTCGGAACCTGCCTCTCTGGCACTTCCTCGATGTAGACCGTTGCGCCGAGGTTCTCGTACAGGTCGATCTGCCTATCGCGAGGCTTCCCCTTGGTGAGCCGGACGTAATGGTCACGCCCGGCATATACGTGCATCAGCCACGGCATCAGCTCGCTCCTAGCACCAGCGCTTTGAGCGTAGCCGCAGCCTGGGCCACCATCGTGTCGAGCTGGTCCTGCGTCGTCTCGGCGTACACCTTCACCTTGTACGCGTACTCGCCCTTGGCGTTCCTGGACACCTCGACGCTTGACACGCCGCCACGTACCTCTGTCTGCTCGTCACTCACCGCGCTCGACCTCCTTCTGCAGGGTCATCGTGAGCTGCTTGATGGCGGCGACTATCTCGTCGACGCCCTCGTGCTCTCCCTCTGCCTCGAGCAGCGAATACTCGGCGATCTTGCGCACCGCGTGCTCGAGGTCATGCGGGTAGACATCCATGGACACCCATCCGGGCTCGACCACCTTCCCGTGGTGCATGCGCTCGGGCTTGTGCTCGAACAGCTGCCAGCACGTGTTCCCGTACGGCTTCGCTATGAAGTCGCCGATACGGACTATCATCGCTCGACCTCCTTGTCCCAGCCGCGCTCGTCACCGTACGCCTCGAGGTCCACCAGCCACTCGAAGTTGCGCTTGCCGAGCTTGTTGGCATACGCCGGCTTGCGATAGTGCTGGTTCTCCTTGAGCGTCACGTACAGCCGCCTGAGCTCCGACGGGCGACGGTCGTACGACCGCATGAGACGGTTAGTCTCCGCTCGCAACAGATCCGTAAGCTGCATGGAACGCCTCCTTGTCATGGTCTCCAGGCCCGAACACGTCTGCTGGCGTCATCGTGGTCACGATGCGGCCGCTGAGAAGCGAGAGGACTACCTCCTTGCACTTCTCGCACACATCCATGTGAGCCCAGAAGAGCACGTTGTCCTCCGGTTCCGACACGTCCGGGTCGACGAGCTCTATGTTGAGCTCGTACATCGTCTTGCAGTCCCGGCCCTGGATGTTGTTGCACCGGTCACACACCATGCTATTGCTCATCTGCTTCCGCCTTTCTCTGCGTGCGCTTCACGATCTCTGACTCCGGCGTCTCGCGCAGCTTCTTCTGCACTTCCTCGTCGATCCCGAACATGCGGTTGAGCGCGTTGACGCCTGACTCCGGGATGAACATGTCGTCATCGTCGTCGTCGACAGCCACCTCCATCTCGTCACTCACTTGCGAACACCTCCCTTCCATGAGATACTTACGCGCAGAGCCTACCTACACCTCCAGTGTGACCGGCTCTCGGCTCATTGAGGGTGGCGTATCCACGGACGCCACCCTCAGCGTTTCCCGGCACGTTCACGTGCTATCGACGGCTTGTTGCCCTGCACCGAAGATGATAGCACAGACTATTGGTGTTTGGCAACAGCGACCAGAAGAGCCGCCTCAGCCTCGTCAATGGTCGCGAATCGCGTGGCCGCCCATTCCTTCGCAGCGTGCATGCGGTACTGGTAGAAGCGTACGCTGTGACGCTTTGGGTTGATCCGCTCCCGCACGTATCCGACAAGCACCGTGTCTCCCGCGAGCGTCATGTAGACCAGCCTGTGCTCTCCGATGAGCCACGGCTTCTTGCGTGGTTGCGCGCTTCTCATCACTTCACCTGCTCTCTGGCGGCGAGGGCGGCATCGAGGTCGTCCCAATCCTTCCAGTGCGGGCGGCGCTTGTGCGCTATGACGCTTGCAGCACGGATGGCCCTTGCGTCCGCCTCGATACGCGCCTTGAGGACAGACAGGTGCTTGCGGTCACCATTGATGCGCGCTGGGTCGTCGAACTCGTCAGGCTCGAACCAATCCAGCGCTTCCTGCACCGCCTTGTCGCTGATGTCGGTCATTGTCGGCAGGTGGTTGCGTGCTTGTCTGGAAGGGTACAGATGTCCGTTCTCGCACAGGTCGTTGCCGTTCGGTCTGCGTTCACGCGTGCGGCCTGGAGCGCCACACTTCGGGCAGTAACCGTAGGGTGTGTCAGTCATCGGATGCCTCCAAGTCAGCTGCTCAACACGACGTGTATCCGGTTGGTGTCATCAGGGCATTCGGCTCTTACTTCTCCCGGGAACACATCGTTGTCAGGGTCGGTGATTCGCCAGTCCCACGATGTATCAGCAGCGCCAGCGAACGACTCGATGCGCTCATCGCTCCATGACTTCGGAACGCAGACGACAAGGTGGAAGAAGCTCTTCGCAAGCACGTAGCCCTTGTCGGCGGTCAGGTCAATATCGTCCGGGTTGGTATCAGTCATCTGATGCCTCCAAGTCAGCGAGTGCGGTCACGAATCGGTACCAGGCGCATGATGGCATGTGACTCTCGCCAGCGACCCTTCGCTGCCTCAAACAGCACGGCGTGCTTGGCGCGCTCGGCTTCCAGGCGTTCGATGTGGGCGAGGCGTTCGACCTCGGCACGTTCAGCAGGGAAGTACCGCCACAGTTCGTCAACGCTGATTCGCCTGTGGAGCGCGTCCATCTGGTAACTCGACTCAAGGTCAACGAACAGGCCGTCACTCATGCGGTCACTCATGGTCTGCCTCCTTCCTGAGTGCGTCGGTGAGGGCGGCGAGAGCACCGTTAGCACGAGGGTCGCTGCGCCGGTCGTACCGTTGCGCGTCCTGCACAACAGCGGGGGTAGCGACAACAGCCGCTATCTGGTCGGTCGTATTAGCGGGAGTAGCCATCGTCAGCCCCTTGTCTTGAACGGCGCAAAGCGCCTTGAGGTACTGCACCGCATCAGCAGCATCGTTCAGTGTTCTAGCGGTAAACAGGTCGTGCCCGTTGCACATCACTCGCACTCCCATCGCATGAAAGTCGTCGGGCTTCGGGAACGCGCTATGCGCGGTCATGGTCTGCCTCCTTCCTGAGTGCGTCGTGGGGAAGCATCTGCGATATGAGCGCCGTTCGCTGTTTGTGTATATCCCTTAGATGGATGGGGCACCGAGCAGCATCACAGTCAACCGCGCAGAGACGACTGTTGCCTCTATTATCGAAGATGTGGCCAACAGGGAAACGGTAGTATTGGTCGATAGGAAACGGCTTGCTCATGTGCTTACACGGCCACGCAAGTTCTGGCCTAGTCCAACTACCGTTTGCTATCTTTCCCCTACACGCCGGACAGCCGAAACTATCAGGGATAGTGGGTATGACCGCTTCCACATACCGTGGTACGAACGCGGCTAGATCAGTGAATGCAACAGGGCCAATGCGCTCTACAATATCAATGGCAAGATGGGGCGACATGAAGCCGAGTACGAGTTCTCCAAACCCGTGGCAGCGTTCACAGAGGCTTCTTTTGTTGTCGCTCATGCCAGAACCCTTACACTTGCGACACATCTTGCGCTCACCAGGACATCGCTTCAATGCAGCACGGCAGTCATGGCAAAGCATCACGCCCGATGCGACAAACCCACCACGAGAGGCATCGTTCAAACGCTCGCCACATGAGGTACAAAGATTGTACGCGGCATAACCTCCCCACGAGAACGGGGAGTCCCATGAGTGTTCTCCGACGACATGCGCTCCACCCATCTCCTACTCCTTCCTGAGTGCGTCGGTGAGGGCGGCGAGAGCACCGTTAGCACGAGGGTCGCTGCGCCGGTCGTACCGTTGCGCGTCCTGCACAACAGCGGGGATCGTGGCATCACCCTCATGTGAGGCGATGTCACCTCGGGTAGCGGTAGTAGCCGCTATCTGGTCGGTCGTATTAGCGGGAGTAGTCGCTGCGCTCCACTCGGGATGTCGCAGGTCGTCAATATCTCTGCTCACGACTTCGCCTCCTCGCACTCCACGAATCCATCTGTGGGCATCACCACGCGCCCACACTTACCGCATGTCGCGTTCGGCTCATCGGCATGGAACGCGCTGAGGTTGATCGTCAGGTCGGCCTTCACAAACCGCCCACACTTCGGGCATACTGGCACGAACGACAACACGCCCTCGTCACCGAAGCTATAACCGACACGCCTCGTCCCTTCGTATCCGTAACCGCTCATTGCCTCACTTCCTCTGCAGATAGCCTCGACAGTATTCTGAACGCGAAGCTCCATACGATGGGTACGTGCGGATCCCGATCAACCGCACACACGTCTTACACCGCTCCGGCAGGTCGTCCCTCATGCCGAAGAACCGCGTGCCGCAGACGTAGTACAAGCCGTCATCGAGAGGGTCGTACAGGTACGTGCTTCCCCCATTGCCTGCGATTGATTCCATCACCGATCACCTGCCTCCAACGCGAGTTGTCCACCGCCCAGTGCGACGCGAATGGCACCGATGCGCTCCGGGTCCTCCAACACAGCGGACAGCGTGACATCTGGAGCGACCTCCAGGAACGCGAGAAACACCCGTTCAGGTGTGAACAGCCCGGAATCCATCGCTGCGAGCATCGTGTCGAGATACCAGAACACCACCCGGAACAGCCTTCGCGTCTCCTGCGGGTCGTCGTCGAGCCTCGGTATCCGCATGAGATAGTTGCGGCCGTTGACCCTGAACCTGAGCGTGTACGCGTCCGGCATGACCGTCCATTGGCTCGCCTGTGCGTCGTACTTCGTGAGCACGCCCTGGATGTCGAACATCGACTTCTCTGGCGCGATAGTCGTTGTGCCGAACCTCTTGCCCTCTGCTGCTGACGCCTTCTTCCTTGGCCTGCTCATCACAGCCCTCCCTTGGCGTCTGTTCCGCTCATCTCCACGTCGCCGGCCCTGTCGTGTGCTTCAAGCAACCACAAGCGTGTCGCGGTGGCGCGCTGGTCGATCTCGCAATCCGATGTGAGCACGGGGTCGTAATCGCCTCGCAACGGAGGCTGCACGGCACAAACAGGGAAGGCCACGCTGTTCCCAGGGAGCTGCAGCATGCGCGCGAGATCGACGCGCGAGAGCGTCACGCTCGCCAGAGACGCCTCTCCGAGCCGCTCTGCAAGCCAGTCGCGCTCTCGTTTCAGGTGCTCTATGGCCGGCAGCATGTTCTGGCCGATAGGCGCTCCCACCGGCAGCTCGAGCGCATCAGCGACCGCTTGCGGGTCCCATCCCGGTTCGGCCTTGAGCACGTCTTCCTTCCACTGCTCTGCCGTGCCGTCCTTTCCGAACAGGTCCCTGAGCGTGAGGCACAGGCAAATGATGGCTATGCTCACTCCGGTCGCACCGCCAGCCCACACGTCACGAAGCCCCATGGCTTCCTCGTACACTTCCCAGAATCGTCTCATCGTTCCTCCACCCATAGCACTCCCACCTGGTTGCCGTTCTTGTCGCGCAGAGGCAGCTCGGCGTGCGAGAGGTCTTCGCTGTCCTCCAGCTTCTCCGCCGCATCGCGCATGATCCGTGCGACCTCCTGCCCCTGATGCTCGAAGGCCGCGCCTTCCATCTGTATCTCTAAGTTGAGCGTCATTCGTCCTCCACCTCCGCCCATCCTGTGAACCTGTACGTCGTCTCGTACACCTGATGCACGATGGCCTGGTACTGCGGTGCCTTTCCTCGCCGCATCCTGGCGGCGTAGAGCACGTCCCGCCAGTCGTCGTGCGTCCGTCGCATCTGCTCAGGGAACCAATCGACACCGGCCTCTCCCTCGGCGAACTCTTCCATGAGCTCGTCGAGCTCGTCGAGCAGTATGCTGCTGTCATCGTCGAACGGGACAAGCTCGCCCATCACTTCCACCTCTGCTCATGGCGCGCCATGACCTCGGCTATGTCGATGTTCACGACCTCGTCGTCGTCGTCGAGCACGAGGACCAGCCGAGGCTCCGGGCTGTCCGGCGACGGGAAGTCGACCACAACCGACACGTCACGGTCTGCGTACACGAACTCGATCCACGCGGAAGGGATGTCTGCGTTGACGCCGACTCCTATCGTCCGGGAGACGCCAAGCTCCGCTGTCTCGGCGTTCATCTTGTGCTGATGCGTCCATGCGCCCATGGCTACACCTCCGCTACCGGACGGAACACGTCACGCACATGGCGAAGAAGCGCCTTGCCGTTGTCGAGCACGCGAAGCGTGATGTAGTCGATCCTGTCCGCGCGAAGCTCAAGTGCGCGCTCCATGGTCAGCTCGCTCATGGCCGGCCCTTCTGGGACGAGCGCGCTCACTTCCTCGTAGAACTCCTGGAGCAGGTCGCCGAGCTGGTACCTCCACTCGTATCCCGAGGGGTGGTCGAGCAGATAGATGTCCGTCGTCTCTTGCATGTCAGGCTCCTTCCTACATGAGGCCGAGGTCGCGGAGGCTTGCAGGCGTGTCGCCTATGACGACGTGGTCGAGCACGTCGATTCCGAGCACGTCGCCGGCCTTCACGATGCGCCTCGTGAGCTGGATGTCAGCGCCCGACGGCGTCGGGTCGCCGCTCGGATGGTTGTGCGTGATGACGACTGCCGCCGCCGAAATCCTGATAGCCGCCTTGAACAGCTCGCGAGGATGCACGAGCGACGCGTTCAGGCTGCCAACGGAGACCTCGTACGGGTCGCACAAGAGCCGGTTCTTCGTGTTGAGCATGAGCACGTGGAAGTGCTCCCTTGTCTCGCCGCGGTAGATGGGGAGCATGAGGTCGAACGCGTCCTCCGGGCGGCCTATCTTCCTGATGCGGCCCTGCGCCCTGCGGGTGTCGACCACTCGCGAGAACTCCATGGCCGCCTCCAGCTTGCGCGCGGTGACCGTGCCGATGCCCGGCAGGTCGTCAAGCCGCCCTCCGTACGCGAGCGTCGCGGGGACCTCGCGGCAGACCTCTTCCGGCAGCTCCCTGCCAGCGACCGTGCGTACCAGTGTGACCTCGTCCATTCCGCACACCTCCTGTGTGTCGTGGCGGCCGGCTTCTCCAGCCGCCTGACCAGACTACCAGCCTGCCGGACAGGGCTGTCAAACCCCCTGCCCGGAAGCCGGATCCCTTGCGTCAGCGCCCCTGCGTCACTCCTGCCCGTCCTGCGGATACAGCATGCCGGCGTGAAGCTCGAGCGTCTCCCACGTGATGCCTTGCGTCGCGTCGAACGCGCGCAGGACGGCGTCGAGGACGTTGCGCGCCTGGTACGCGCACAGGTCGGGGCGCACCTGGAGCACGTCCTCGACAGACCATGCCGTGACGATGGTGTCGTCATATGCGAACCCGTGCACCACGGCGTCCGGCTCCACCGGCGGCTCTTCCGTGTACGCCTCGCACGGGATCCCGTCCGCGATGATGGCCTCGCAGGCGTCTGCGGCCTCCTGCTCTGTCGTGTACCACACGCTCGACACCGGCCACCACCTGTCCTCGCTCCACACCCCGGCGCGGTAGAACGTGTCAGCCCCGTGCTCTCCGAGCAGCTTGACCAGCCAGCCCGGCACCGTCTTGCCTGACGTGAGCGTGCTCGCGACGGACTCGCGGCACTCTTCGATGCCCCACTCGGTGAGCGTGACATCCGTGATGGGCGCGCCGCACCGCTCGCACCACGGCACCGAGTCGACCTCCGTCTCGCACGTGATGACGCCGAAACGTTCTTCGTCGTCCAGGCCGTACCCGTTGATGTTCGCAAGCACTGTCGCGCACCGTTCGCACAGCACCGTCTGGCCGTCCACGCGACCCACCGGCTCCCATACGTGCATGTCTACCGCCTCCCTGTCATCCGCATGTACATGTCGAACGCGTCCTCCTGCGTCTCGAAGCAGTCAAGGACGTGCGTCTCCCGGCCTTCCTCGAGCACCCGCACGGCCACCGCGCCCTCCCACGCCTTCGCGTCCGACGCGAGGTCGTACGCCTCGCAGGCGTCTGCGGCCTCCTTCCTCGACGTGCCCCCGTCCGGGAGCACGCTCTCCACGACGTAGCGCTCCATGGCGTCATGCCTCCTTTCGTCTAGCTCACATGCCCTGCGTGCGGATCCGGCGCGACGGGACGCATGCCGAGCCAGAAGTCCACGAACGCGAGGGCGTCCAGCTCCCCGTAGCCGTCCCCTCCTGCCACCTCAGCGTGCGTCTCGCGGTCGTACACCGTGACCGCCACGCCCGGGAGCCCCTCGTCGGCGGTCACGACCACGTCGAAGCACTCGCCGCCGAACTCCGCGTACACAGCGCCGGGACGTATGTCGAAGGCACGCGGGTCGTGCGCTTGTATGAGGGCGTTGGCGAATCCGAGCACCGTCATGGCTCACACCTCCTGCTCGAGGTCGAGCGCAAGCTCGGCGGGCACCTGCAGCGCGAGGATGGAGTCGAGCAGCTGGGCTGGCGAGTGGGCCACGAGCCGCTCGCCGTCCGTGAGCACGTCGATCACATACGTGCAAGGGCGGGAAGGCTTCCACGTCACCGCGCACACCACGCCCGGGAGGACCTCGGCCACGACGACCTCCCCGCCGCCGTCTCGCATGACCTTGCGAGGCTCGATGCCGATGCTGTCCAACGCTTCCGTGATGCTCATGTGAAGCCACCTCCTGTGTCTCCGTGAGACCGGCCTCCTGCCGGGCTCTGCCACCATTGGACGACGCCGCCGGAAGCGCTGTCAAACGGCCTGGCCAGGAGCCGCGGATCCTCACGTCAGCGCCTGCGCGGGACGATGTGAAAGGCATGCAGGGCGCGTGTGAACCGTCTTGGCGTCACGGGCGCGGCGCTCAAGGGCGGGCGCATCGGTATCCCAGAACGGACCGATGCGTGCATGTTCTCTGCGCTTGACAGGAGGGCGTTCGCGTGTATCATGGGAGGGGCGGGGGAGGGTAGGTCTTAAGGTCTTTCTTATATGTTACATATACGTACTAGAGACTCTTTTGTGCATCGGTCCGAATCGGGAGACCGATGTTTTCGTTTTCTGCACATGCGCAGGGCGGGGAGGGGGTCTGGCCCTCATTCGCATGTGCTCATCGCACCTATAAGCTGAGCTTATAGCACCCGCTGATGCTCCTTATGCCGCTCATCAGCCTTCCTTATGCGTCGCATAAGCATTGCTGATTCCGACCCCAGCCCGCATGTGCTTATCGTAAGCCCATCTCCGGCCTGCCCTTACGATCACGTCGCACTGCCACGCGATCGCGGGCGGGCACCCGTCGCGTGTGGCCTTCCCCGCTTCGCCCGTCGCACTGTCACGCCCGCGTCCATGCCCGTCCGTCGCGTGTGGAGCCGATGCCTCCCTCGCGTGCGG